CTTGATCTTCCGTAAAAAATGGGTGGGCATCATCGATGTTCTGCCACACCAACAAATTTCCATCGGCATCCCGTGCCTGGAGAGCTTTCCGCCACTCTTGATTCCATGGTTTAGTTCGTGCAGTGAATTTGTAGACGCTGGCCGCGCTGATCAGCGTTCCATCCATCGCATAGCTGTTATCCGCGCTTGCGCCCTCGAATTTCAGATAACCTGGGCTGATCCCTCTGAATTTTTTCTCGTTTACACAGTTAAGAACGGACTCGGAGAATATTTTATTCAGCGGCGAAAGTGCCTCCCGCAATTTCAGCGTTATAACCAGGATCGGCCTATATTTGGGTAACGGTTCGGTAACAGGCGTCCCCGCATCCTCCCAGACGTAGCCCGTATTGTCCTCACAGGGTTCAACGCTGAATTCCAGGCTTTCATCGCAAAACGACTCCGCGAGCTGGCGTTCGGTGGAGTATGTGCATGTAACCTCCCAATCTCCGCCCTTGCCCTCTTTCCCCCGCACATCCACGCATCGAAATAGTGGGTATCCAGGCATCTCATCACCATAATGAGGCATCCAAGGGTTGCTATACGGCGTTTCCGGCAGTATATCTTCACGATCGCAGCGATAGGTAACGGTGTATACTCCGCCCTTGCCCTCTTCGCTATAAGTTTCCGAACCCGGCACTATGCCATAGATCATGGTCGAACCCTCGAAAGATTCTCGAATGCAAAGAGCTGGCTGGATGCGATTTTCACAAGGTCCTTCAAGATCGTTATCTGATCGTCCAATTTCACACCGAACATATCCATACCCTTGCCCTTGGAGAACTCTTCATATTGAGCGATGCCGTTTCCGAACAAGCTCCCCTGCACCTTTCCGGCCATCGCCGCTTCGTTCCCGCGCTTCGCCTGAACCTCCTGGGCAGCTTTTCTGATACGGCCCGGGGTAAGATCAGCAGCCGTAATGTCTTCTTGCTCTTTGCCGCCCCTGAACATCACAACATTGGTCATTGCGCGCGCGCCTATATTGCCCAGCTCGGCCAGTTTCTCGTATCTGGATTTGTCGGCATCAGCCGCGGCGTTTCTGGCATCGCGCTCTTTGTTGAGCTGATCTTTCACGGTCCGAAGCGTCTCATCCGCGAAGGATTTCATCGCCTCGGCCATCTTGCCCGCCCAACTCTTCATATTATCCAGGGTTTCCTGCAGCTTCTGGGCGTAGTGGCTTTTCATCGCCTCCGCAGCCTGCTTCGCTTCCTCGGCAAGTTTCTTCTGCTCCTCGCCGTGCTTCTTGGCAGCCTCCCGCGCGGCATCCTGCATATCTTTCTGCTTGGCCAGTGATAGGAGTTGCTTCTTCGTAGCCTCATCCGCCTTCGCGTATTCGCCGTTCAGCACGTCGTACTGCATTGCGGCGTAAGCACTGCTATCGCCGTTGAGGGCCAACTCCCGGTTCATCGACGCGATAGCACTTGCAGCCGAGCTGATAGCGCTCTGCTGGGCAGGGTCAACGGCAGCTGGATTGGCATCTGGATTGGCATCCTGCAAATAGCTACCCTCTTGACGGGCCACCCTTGAAGGAGCCTTTTTGTGGCCGGTCGCAGGAGCCTTTTTGTGGCCGGCTAATTTCGCGACGGACTTATAGAGCCAATTGAAAGCTTTTGCGACAATTCCCACGACCCAGGCGATTGCCCTGAAAGCTGCCACGACCGCATAAAGGGCTCCGACAGAAAACGACGCGATCAATGCGCCTATCAGCTTGAGAAGCGGCGAAATATCTTTTAATGCCGCAATCATTTGCCCAAGTAATGGCTTAACCGCAGCCCACATAATTTTTGCCTTTGCCTTAAATTTCTCCCAACCCTCCGGGAAATCTTTGGCAAATTGAACCAGCAAAGGCTTCAATTCATTATTGATAGCGGTTCCCATTTCAGCCAGAGCGATTTTGACGGTATCCTTGACATTCGACCATGCGCCGACAGCGGTTTTGGATGCCCGCTCCATTCCCCCGCCGAACTGCTTATTCATACCGTCGAGAATCGCATTGATGCCGGTAATCGCGGTGATCTGGCCGTTTTCGGCCATCTTCATAGCCGTGGGCACATCAACGCCTATTTTCTGGGCGATCATTTCCCAGCCGGCAATACCCGCTTCGGTCAACTGCCGCATCTCATCAGCGGAAACCTTGGTCTTAGCCCTCATCTGGCCGAGGGCAACCGTTATACGGTCGATCTTATCAGCGTTCCCGCCCGCAGCATCGCCCACAACCCGCAAAATCGGCAATATCTTCTGGGCTTCGAAGCCAAAGGTCATCATCAGCCGCGCGTTTTCGACCAACCCGGCAAATTCAAATGGTGTATTTTTGGCAAAGTCCAGAAGGTCGGCAACGAACGCCTTGGCCCGGCTGGCCGACTTCATCATCACCTCGAAAGCCGCCGTCTGCATCTCGATATCAGCAGCAGTTTTGGAGGCTTCGACGCCGATACCGACTCCTGCCGCGGCAGCGGCAATGGCGGCAGAGGCAGCGGCGGCCCCAGCTCCGCCGAATGCTCCCGCCTGGCCGATTCTGCCCAACGCGCCGCCAGAAGTCCCCGATGCGGCAGTGATTATGGCCATTTTCTTCTGCCTCTGAGCGCGCGCGTTAGCCAAGGCCTCTTTTGCCGCCTGCTTATCCGCATCCGCCAGGCGCTTCGCCTCTTTTGCAGCAAGCTTTTCTTCATCGGCCAGGCGCTTCATTTCCCGGCGTCCGGGAGCGGTCACGGCCTTGAGGGTGGTTATCATCGCATTGAGGCCGCTAAGTTCCTTTTTTAGCTTCTTCGCCTCATCACTGCCGGCAGCAACCTTGAGCATTTTTTTTCGCGTCTCTGTAGCGCGCGCCTGAATCGCACGCAGCTGGCTGGAGAGCTTCTTCCACTCGCCCACATCGATCTTGACCCGGCTGGATTTCTCCAGCTCGAGCGCAGCCCGCGCCATATCGTTTTTTGACTGCTGAAGAACCGACTTGAAGCCCTTATTATCAAGCCCAATCTGACCGTATATCCCGCCAATATTCGTAGCCATCCAAACCCCCAAAGTCAAAGAACCGGAGAGCTTAAGAGTCAGAGAGCGGGGAATGGAAGGTGTCTCCCTTCTGCTCTCCCGCTCTCAAACTCTCAGACTCTCTATCTCTTTGACTCGCCGACTGCCTTCATTTCATCCATCCCGCCTTCTTCGCCCGTTCCTGCAACCAGTCACGGGTTTTAGCGGCCTGATCGGATGTATACTTGTGCGCCTCTTTGACGCCGTTTTTCTGCATCTGGTACCAAACACGCCCGTCAAGCATCTCCCAGAAATCAGCCCATGCCATTGACCAGAACTGATCGGGAGTTAATTGGAGGAGTCCGTAGGCGTATCGCTTGAGGTGTCCCCAGGTAAGGCACTCCTCTTCGACTCCCCCGCCCTTGCGTTTTTTGAGGACTTCTTAACCTCCGGCATCATCGCCTGCATAAACGCAAGGGTGTTGTCCCGTGTTTCAGCGAAGTCGCACAGATCACCAATTTCACGATACAACGCCTTGTCCGATTCCCGCTGCTGTTGCAGTTTCAACTCGGTTTTAGGCACAGGCCGGTCGAGCATATTGTGTCTGACGACGGCGATAACGCCCTGAATGATCGGGCCCAGCTTGTTTTCCGCAATCGCCTCCATCAGCGATACTTCACTCAGTTCCTGAGCAGCATTGAGAACGTTCATCGTGGTGGGAATCTCGATTGTCTCGCCATCCACGACGGCTATAAAGGTCCGTTTACTCATTGATTAGCTCCCACTCGTGGCAGTCCATTCGCCGGACTTCTCGAGCTTGCATGTGTACGTAGGCTCCTTATCCTGCGGGGCGTCGCAATCTAAACCGGTCATAATTGCGCTGCCCGTGATCGTCTCGCCGGTATCGCCGATTGTGAACTCGATATCCACAAGGGTTTCACTCATCATTTGGTCCCATATATCGACAAAGCCACTCGAGCCCGTCTGCAGAAGGCCGTCACAGTCTATGCTGGCGTCATTCCAGCTCGCCCTCAGAACTTTGTCAGGATAATCGGTTTTGGTCGTATAATCGGTCGTTTCGCGTGAAACGGTAAGTTTCGCGCCGCGCTGACCGAGTATCGCAACGTCTCCGATCTTTACAATGACATCTACACTTCTAACATAATCGGCCATAATATGCCTCCTTGATTATTTGGTAATGAGTTGAAAATTATCGCTGAACTCGTATCGCCCGTTTTCATCCGGACCGAGCGATACGGGTTCGGATTGCCTGGCTGCGCAAAGGATTATGCCCCTGCCTTCGCTGGTGAATGTCTGAATGTCCGGAACATGCAGGGCATCGTGCACCAGTTTCGCTAGCGCGGATGCCGTGCGAGGGTCCCTGTCACCGCGCGTGATCGTCTGGACACCCGGCCTACCCACGTTGGTTTTTGTATCGGGAGACTGGCCGGCTGAAGAGTAAATGCATATAGCCACGTCCGGTTGGTCAGGCATATTTTCAACGAAAATAGTCGAAGTAATCCCGTCCGGGTCATAAATGCCGATTCCCTGCTCGTCAAGATATTGCGCGATCTCATCGGTTATCATGTGATATCGATTATCCTATCGGGCCTCGCGAATATGTCGATGTTCTGCCCGTTTGTGGCCCCGGTTACGGATTGGGGCACGGCATCAGTGAAGAGCGGCATAATTACCGCACCAGTGGTATAGGTGTTTTTTACACCTGCCGCAACTGCTATGGCGTTTGTGGTGACCGTGCCGACAAGAATCACTTCCTGAAGGTCATCGGACTCCCAAATAAGCGCGTATTCACCTGCGATAATGTTGCCTGCAGACAATACGCCAGTGCTCGCTATGCTCGTGGCTCCGGCTGATATCGAGCTCGTGACGGCGGCCTGGCCTGCAATAACCTGGGTATACTGACTCGCCCCCGAGAACCCGACGGCGATGTCCTTATAGGCTGTCTGGTCGGCTTTATAGCATCGGATCGTGAGCGTAGCTGTCTGGTTGGCGGACATATTCACGGCCATCACCGGCGCGCCGCTTATCCGCGTGATGAGCAGCTCCCCGTCGGTTTCCGTGAATGTACCGGCAGTAGCCCCTGTCGATGCCCACCTGCCGAATTTGTGCATTCCGGATGTTGCCGGGTCCGGGTCAGCCTCATTTGCGGGCAAGGTGCCCTTGGCAAAAACCCTGCCCGGTAACAATCGAGTGATACCACCTTCGGCTATTGCCTCCGCTGCCTCCCACGGAGCACGTATCCCCAACGATGCAAGATAGTTGCCCAGGTAGGGAACCGACTCGCCAGCATCGATACGGCAGTAATCTTCGAGCAGGGTAAACACTTTTTTGAGCGCGGGAGCAGACCACAAAGCCCCCGTTTCAAGCGCGGTATCCGCATCGGTGAGATATTGTCCCTTGACGCGATTCTCAAAAGCCTCATCATCCGAAGCATCTACCCGTGACCACAGGTCGGTGCCCCCGGTAACGTTGTCCTGAGAGATTTGACGCACTTTTGCGATGTAATCAAGCATGCCCTGAATGGTAAGTGCGACTGACATTATGTAACCTCCTACTGCCGCTTATGATGCGACCGTTTGTTTCGTTTCGACTGGCCTTTAGCCACTCGCTTATAATTGTCCCAGCTATATTTTTCTCGGTCCGCAGCGCCGAGCTTCTTCCAGCTTCGGCCATCGAGCGCAGCCTTGATAGTGTCGTTCACCATCTGAAATATCAACGCAGTATTTGCATCGAGCGGCTTCTCGAGATACTTCCATTCGCCGATTTTATGCTTATAATGCTTCTCATGTTGAATCCACGCATGCGGAGCCTTATAGCCGATCTTGACCGACAGACTTTCACGATCAAGGAGTATGTATAGGGAACTCTTCAGGTTGCCGGTATCGACGGGACATAAGTCCGCTGATTTTTCGGCGATCTCAAAAGCGGCGCATTCTAAAGCATCCGCCGCCGACTCATTGACCAATTTATTAACAATATCCTTATCAAACTTAACAGTAAAAGCCATCCCGCCTTCTCCCTCTCCTGGGGAAGAGGGCTGGGGTGAGGGCGCGTCCCCCTCGACCCGCTCTCAAACTCTCAGACTCTCAAACTTCTCACGCTCCCCCAATGCACCTCGACCTGTAGCACATCCCCGGCCTGCCGGAATTTATCGACAGCAATCGCCGCGTATCGGTCATCGTCGTATACCATCTCATCTTCTATTTTGATCGTGCAATCGCCACCGTGGATCGAAAACAGGCTGGCCACAACCTCCTGGCCTTTTTTGTCGGTCACAACCTTGTTGCCGGACTCGATATAAGCCGTTTCGGTAACGCCCGCGCCGAACACCGGGCCGTACGAGGAGTTCCCGCTTTTGGGGTAAACCGTAATCTCCTCGCCCAGCTCGGCCATTAAAGCCGTCATATCAGCAGCTATAGCCTCTTGATAATCCATTTGTCAAATCCATTCCGCGCGAAATATCGAAAAATCGGCGCGTCTGCGCGTCAAATAGTCCAAAAGTCGAGATAGGGGAAGAAAATAGTCATCCTGAGCCCGTATTTGTCATCCTGAGCAAATCGAAGAATCTATCCCTTCCCTTCAGCGATTCTAAGTCTCAGCCGACTTCCCCCGCCTGCCAATCTTCGTGCGCACCGGTTTTTGAGGAGCTTCCCCCTGAGTCTCAGCCTCAGCCGTTTCCTCCGACTTCTCTGTTTCAGTCTGAGCCTCAGACTCTCCGACTCCCTCTCCCAACTCGCCGACGCGCCGACCTCCCGACACATCCACTAATTCCGCATTCCCAGCCGCCAGCAGGTTCTTATCCATCTCAGCGCCGAAGGTTCCCCTTACAGTCCCCGCAGGGATCAGACGTCCGCCGATGTTCGCGGCAATCAATAATTTGATCATATCTCACATCCAATCCGGGAGCCACGAAGCCGGCTCCCGTTAGTCATTCTTACGTTCGGTGATAAACTATGACAGCGTGGCAGGCTGATAGTTCGAGCTCACCAGAATCCAGTTCACTCCGTCGCAGACGAACCTCGCGCATACGCCGACTATATGATTTTCCGTACTCCAAACCAGAGAGGTTATAGCCGCTGAGCCGTTGCCCGTAGCCGCTCCCGCCGCCAGAATACAAGCCGTTGCAGCCGCAATCGTGAAGCTCGTCGTGCCCGCGCCGCCGTTCACAATGGTCAGTTCCACGCCCGCGCTTGTCGCCACAGCAGGCAGGGTCACGGTCGGGGTTGCGTGAGTGCACACGATGATCGATTCCGAAGGATAGTCATCAACCGTGAGCGTCGGAGTCTGCCCGGTTATCCTGGTTGCAATGCGCTTGAGCACATTGATGGCATTTTTCGAGTGAATCTTGACCCGCGCAACCGCGCCGGTCTCGGCCTTCGCCAGCACGACCTCACCAGCCGGAGTGTTCGCTCCCGGAGTATTTGTAATGGCTGTGCCATTCCAATACACCTGCTGGCCGACCGCGAATGCTGCCGTTGTTATTGCGGGAAGATCAAAGACCTCCTCAGTAACAATCGTGCCCGTCTCCCCTGCGTCGATATCCTCAGCGGCAATGGCAATACCGGTGCCCAGATCGATGACGTCGCCATATTCGATATCGGCTGCGCTGTCATTGTCGTAAGGGATATTCTTTCCCTCAAATACGTATGATGCTTCCATTATTCACCTCATTAAAGTATTGTTTGAGAGTTTAAGAGTCAGATAGCGGGGAATGGATTCCCACCGTCCCTTCGCTCTCAGACTCTCCAACTCTCACGCTCCCAAGCTATCCTTCATTCTTATACAGCGCGCGATAATCGAGCACTGTAATGCCCCAGGCAATATAAAGTCTCCACGATCTGCCGAGAACACCGAATTCCTCGGTAGTCTGAATAACTGGCACGTCATTACCATTGAGAGTAGTCACCTCAATAGTATCTGTCACGTTGGGATCGCCCGCCAGATACCAGCTATCCGTATCGCTTATTTCGGCATCAGAAACGATAACCAGCTTATTATGGAACGGGTTTATAACCAGTGAGTTGTTTCCTGATGGATCTGTCGGAGAAGCGATAAGCTGCGCAGCTGTCGTTTCCACGTCAACGCCCGCAATCAGGAATTTCGGCGAGATATTCAAATACGCTTCTCCTGAGATATCTTTTTGCTTGCGCATTGCAGCCCTGCCATCTCCTATGGTACCTACACCAGGAGCAGCTCCCTGTGAAGCCAGGTTGCCATGACCTTCCGCGAATAAGGCTGTGCCGTCGTAAATCGCGGCATTGTTATTCAGCACATCGTAGACCTGCTTATTGATCTTCCGGCGCGCTGCGCGAGCGTACGCCATCGGCATATCAACGAGAATGCCAAGATCATCATCGATCAGCGCCTTCATCGAGAATCCCCAACGAATTGCATACTGACTGAGCTGAGTTCTCACGCCCTCGTCGCTGGTTTCCGCGAATTCGATCTCACCGCTCTGTCCCACTTCTTCCGGGCCTTTAGCCTCGCTCTTCCGGTATCGAGTAGTTGCCTTGAAGTTCGGGTTCGAGCCCCTGTTCACCCATTCCTGATAGGTTGTCTCCGCGGTCGCATGACCGGCCATCATCGATTTGCCGACAGTGTTGTCCAGAATACTGGAAAACTGGCTGTCAGGTGACATAGCCCGCTTCATCAGCTCCTCATGGCTCATGCGTGCAACGCCCTGCACTCCCTGCAGTCGCAGACACTCTTCCATCATGCTGCGAATGGTCATGTGTCGAATGTCACCGGCAATCGGGTTAATCTTTTCGATACCCGCCCGCTTCATGTCGATGCCCGATCTCATCAGAATGGCATCAGGAGCGGCATCGCGGAACTTTTCCACGGCCTCGACCGTTACCTCGACCCTCGGCGCGCTGTTCAGTGGCGCGCGTCGCTTCTTCATCTCTTCCAATACGGCAGCCCGGACCTCGTCCAAACTCCTGCCGCTGGAAATGTGCTCAGCCGGGTCTATCTCGAACTCCCGGCATAAGGCCGTTATCTCTGCGGCCCTAGTTCTTTCGGCTTCCATAGCCGACTGCCGCTCTTTAGCGACATCCACAACTTCATCAACTGGCATGTTGACCTCCCGCCTCCCGGCGTTATTTTGCTCATCAGAAGCCTCAGCTCCCGACCGCTCTTCATTATCCGCTCCCTCTTGCGAAGAAGAAGTAACCTCTTGCTCCCTCTCCCGGGGGAGCCCGTCCTGAGTCTGATCGAACGGAGGGTTTGAGTGAGGGCGATCACCTTCATCATCGCCCGACCTACCAACACCCACGCTATCATCAGCAGGTATGGATACGATACTGATTTCGTAAGGCGTCCATCGCGTAACAACATCGACCGGACCCGCAAACCTGCCATTGCTCGACATTGCACCGGCCTGGACTTCCTCGCATACATCCACCGAATAACGCACTGATACTCCCCGCAAGGTTTTGTTCAAAACCTTTTGGAATATCTTGTCTGCTTCTTCGTCCGTATCGAATTTTACCGTCGCATGGCATTTACGCTCGACAGTATCTATGCTCGCGTTCAATACAGTTCCCAAAACATAATCCCTGTTGTGATTGAACAGCAGCACCCCGATATCTTGCAGCCTGCTCATATTGACTGATTCAGCATCATGGCAGAGGATTTCCATACCGTAATACATTTCAACGGGCCGTTCTGAGCTGAAAGATAACTCCGCCGTACGTTCCGCTTCATTTACAGCCGATAATCCCCCCGCAATAGACCGCTCGACAATCTTTCCGATCTCCGGCCTTTTTCTATTCGGCATTAACATCACCTCCGTTATCCGCGCACAATTTCAATAACTGTGCGTCAAGCAACTTGTTTACTGTGCTCATAGCTCGTGCATTATCATCGGCCACTGCCGAGGCATCAACCGTTAGGGTGGCATCGACCATAATGCCCAGAGATTTCATATACTCGATTTCACGCGCCCTCTGCTGTGCTTCTTCCTGCCAATCGGTTCCCGCGCCGGCGCATATCCGCGCTAGCGTAGTCTGGCCGGTTTCGAGAGCGACTTTATTTGCCATCGACTCTTTCAGCGGATCGATCCACATCCTGCCCTTGGGTATAAACTCGTGAGCCATATATCTGGACTTATCCGCGATCAGCTCCGTCACAGTCACCGTGGACATCGCGCCGACTAGAGCGAGGGCAATTAAAAACGACGTATAAACCTCTGAAAGAAGATGATCGATGAGATACTGCTGCTCGATCTCATACTCCTGGCCATCCTCGATCAAGCCCTGCCTAGCGCTGCTATAATTGGTCTGACTCATATCCCGGCTGGTAGTTTCGTAGCTCAAGCCCTGGCCGCTGCCGGCAAGCCTCTGTTGTATCGCCAGCATCTCCTTTGCCGAGCTCCCAATCGCGGGCGGATTTATCGCAGTGGCCTCTTCGCCGGGCTGACCATACAACATCATTCCGGGGCTGATCGTCTGACCCTCATAGCCCGACGTTGTATCGCTCTTCGTCGCCGCTGCGCCTCTCCCGAAGGTTCCGGGAAGGATTTTTTTGAAGAATATACATAAGCAAGCAGCTATCCGAGCCTGCACGGAGACCGCTTCCATATACTGATTTGTATCCCGAATGCGCGTTATCGTCTGCGTCATCGGGCACATTTCCCTGACCTGGCTCGGCCTAGTGAACTTCTGCAGGTAAATCACTCTATCGGCCGTTATTCGCTCACTGTCGATCTGTTGGTAACCATCGGGGGTGTATCGCCGGAACCAATAGGCTACGTGCCTCCCGACGCCGTCAACCTCGATACCGTCCACAATGTAATTGCCGTTTTTATACTGCGTCATCTGCAGAGTAGTATCCAGCTCGCTTACTTCCTTCATCTGCAGTTTCAGCGGCACTGATCCGCTGGATGTATAAGTCTTGATTATGCATATCCCGCCATCGACGCGGAGCCTCCGCACGGCCATTCTGCACATCTCAGAAAATGATTGCCTGCCCTGAATATCGCAATTGCGAGGCTTGCAGAACTCTTTCCAGGCATCTTCCACGCACGTATTAAGAGCCTCATCCAACGCGCCGTCCTTACCCTTGATCCGCGCCTGAAGCCTGAACCCCGAACCTACAACGTTACGAATGAACGCCCGGATTATGCTCTCGGAAATGTCCGAGTTCCGTTCCAAATCCTGAGCCCGGGCGCGGATGATATCCCGATCTGTTCGATCCATCAGCGGCCCGGTTGTATTGATGGCATTCCAGCCGTCATTAAGTCGGCCATACCCTCCGGCGTCGTAATTGCGAAGAGCCAGCCGCCAGGCCATACGATTGAATGCCATGCGCGGGCTTACAACCGCAATCGCCCGCTCTAATCGGCTAACATTGAAGTTATCATTACCTTTTGTCAAAGTATGCCACCATCGTATTTCCGTCGCTCTCAGCAGCTATCTGAGCCTCAAGACGACGCTTCTCAGCCTGCAAATCTCTCAACTCGGCGCGCCGATGCCGACGTCCACCCATCGTATACTCCTGCCCGCCGGTCAATATCTGCGCGATCGCGCTATCTATCGCAGCCAACTCAGTAGTTGCACTCATTTCGCGATATCCCTCCAGGCTCTACCGAGCGTGTTATCGCTCGCTACAACCAATTTCCTTTCTGATTCAGCCAATTAGGCGAAGCTCCAGCCATCTTTTCCTTCCCCTGCTCTCCAGCTCTCCGACTCTCCGGCTCTTTAACTCTTTGACTCTTTGACTCTTCGACTCTCCGACTCTCCGACCCGCCGACCCACTGACCCGCCGACTCGCCGACCTCTCCCTCAGCCAAATACCTCACCTGCATCAAATCAGCAGCGCATGCAGCGTAAACCTCAGCATCTAGGTAATGGTTCGGAGCGCGTTCGTTTTTCTTCTTCCAGACATAAACGGTCTGCCCGCGCTTTTTTTCAGGCACCCGATGCTCGGCGGTAACCTGCTGAGCGTAATCATCGTCACAATCTTTATGCACCATCCAAGCGCCACGCCCATTCGGACGCATTAGCCTCGATGCGATCATTGTTTTGTATTGCGAGCCATCCACTAACACAAATTGAGTGCCGTTGGCCTTGCTGGTTGGTCGATTGATGACCGATATCCTGTACCGGGACAACATCGGATTCGACGCGCCCTTGACGGGAATCGCCCAATCCTCGTTTACATAGCAAAAATCATAAACCTCATCCGTCTGATCACCAGAGTCTACGGCGCACAGATTGACGATGTACGCGCCTCCGGGCCCTCGCCACTCGCGGTTCATCACCTTCTCGACTTCGGTCCAATCGAGCGCCTGACCGTGAGCTACATTCCAGCTCGTGAGCCCGGTACCCCAAGCTCGAACGGTCCAATACAACGAATCGTGTTGAACGTCCACCCCGCCGGTGAGCAGCTTCGTTCCTGGAGGGACAACGCCAGGATCATACTCGGTCTGCCTATCCATAACAACCGAGGCTGCAACCTCCCGCGCCTGATCCTTCCAGACCTGAGCCAGCCTCGTATTGATAAACACCCTAAGATACTCCGGTCCGTCATCCTTGGCCTGTAGAAACTCGTCAATCAACTCATGCCACTTTACCCACGGAGAAGCGAGCGCGCTTATCTGGAATGATCTATGGCGCCGCTCTTTCAATGCATCCGGGTTTGCGGCTATCCATTTCCCGGTCAGGCTCTTCCATACATGCTCGGGGTAAATCACGCCGCAGTATTTACAGCTCATGCTAACGCCGTCGAATATTATCTGTCCCCAATCAAACGGCTGATATTCTCCGCAATCAGGGCAGGGCATGCACCATTGTTCCTGAGTCCCATTCAGGAAGGCTTTCCAGATCGGGGATGTTGCCTCTTCGCCCGGCGATGAAACCCGTATCCGCTTCCGATTCCAGAAGGTTGTAGCCCTTTTCCAAGCCAGTTCCGAGGGGTTTCCCTCAGTGCCGGCGGACGGAGGGTAACGGTCTTCCTCATCAGTTATTACTATCCTGATCGGCCTCGATGCTAACCCCGCGGGAGAATTCGCGCCGACCAGCGTTATATGTCCGCCCGCGAACTTTTTATGGAGAATCGTGCTCTCGGAATCCCGGCTTTTCGATGACTTGATCTTCCCCCGTAAAATCGGGGTGTCCCGAATCATCGGCTCGATACGGTCCTTACTGATCGTCTGAGCCATCTCGACAGTTGGTTCGATAAACAGCATTGGGCTTGGATCGTAATGAGCATAATAGCCCAGCACGTTCAAACAGAGCTCTGTTTTCGCAATCTGAGAAGCCGCTACGGTCGAAACCTGCTGCACTAACGGATCACTGATGGCATCCATTATGCCGATCAGGTAAGGGGTTCGGTTGTTATGCCATTTGCCGGGTTCCGCCGAGGCCTCCGGTGACAAATAACGAAACTCCTCAGCCCACTGAGATACCGTCATCTCAGGCGGAGGAGCCCACAACCCCACTATATCCCGAACACTCCGCTCAGCCAACTCCCGCGCATCATTCCGCGCGGAACACTCAGCCGAAACCTCAGCCTCTAATTCCCACAGCCTTTCTACCACGACCTGCTGGGGATCGCTTTCCTTCCCCCTCTCCTGGGGGAGAGGGTTGGGGTGAGGGCGCTTTCTTTGACTTTCCGACTTTTCCCTTCCCTGGCTCTTTGACTCTTGATCTCTTAACCTCTCCGGCTCCCCGGCTCGCTGGCCCGCCGACCCGCTGACCCGCCGACTTCCCTTCCGCAATCTTCCGTCCCTTGACTCTCGCGTATCGCCTGTATTCTTCGGGGTCATATTCGCTCAACTCGCGCAGCGCTTCATCAACCAGCTTTTTAGCAAGCGCCTGCACTTCAGCTTCATCGGCGCCGCATTTAGCAGCAATCTCAGCGGCGATCCTGGTGGGCAACGCGAGCAGCTTCGCCCGGGCCGCCATCACCATCTCAGACTGCAGCGCCTCGACATCTTCCTTATAGAGCAGCTCCCCGGCCAGCGCATCCGATTCAAGCCTGGCCTTCTCCGCCAAAGCGTTCTCGCGCTTGGTCTTGGCGATCAGGTTCTCGCGCTTCAGGTCATGATCGGTCTTAGTCTCCGCCGGCATCTGAATCGCTCGACCCTGGTTGAAAGTCTCAACATCCGAAGCCCGCATCAGGTTGCCCTTGAACGGAGCCACCTTCCCAGCGGCAATAGCCTTATCAACAGCCTGCCGACTAATCGGAGGTTTACACCTCTTCCCAAACTCAGTCTTAGATATCAACTCTCTCGGCATGTTCACAACCAGTGCTCAATACGCAACCGCAACCAAATTTTCAAACCCCGCAGCTACGCCCAAC